GACGCACTGATTATCAGCCGTGCGGCTTCTCCTCTTTCGGACGTTACTGGCGCGGCCGGTGCGTACATGGTTCCGCAGGGGTTCGTGTACAACCTCGAAAAGAACCTGAAGTGGTACGGCGGCGTGCGCGTGGCTGGACCTACGATCATGCGCACCACAACCGGAAACCCCTTGCCGTGGCCCACCACGGATGACACCGGGAATACCGGTGAACGGACGGCGGAGAATACGGCGGCGAATCAGGCCACTACGGAAATGGCGTTCGGACAGGTGAACTTCGGTGCCTACAAGTACGATTCCAAAGTAGTCAAGGTGCCGATTGAACTATTGCAGGATTCGGCGTTCGACATTCAGGCCGTAGTGTTCGATGCTCTTCAGCGGCGCATCGGTCGATATCAGAATACCGATTTCACGGTGGGTACCGGTTCCAGCCAACCGAACGGCGTTGTTACCGCGGCCACTTCCGGCAAAACCGGACTCGCGGGCCAGACGGGCACTATCATCTACGATGACTTCGTGGACCTGGAACACTCGGTTGACCCGTGGTACCGGGCTAACGGAAAGTTCATGATGCACGATTCGTCCGCGGCCGTGTGCGAGAAACTCAAAGACACCACCGGGCGCCCGTTGCTAAACTCCACCTTCGCTGGCATTTCGGCGGAAGTGTTCGCCGGCCGCCCGGACGGAACCGCGCCCGGCATCACGCGCTATACCATCAAGGGCTACCAGGTCGTTATCAATAACGACATGGCCACGATGGCCGCAAGCGCCAAGTCCGTGCTCTTCGGTGACTTCTCGAAGTACGTTGTCCGGGATGTCATGGATATCATGCTTATCCGGTTCAACGAGCTTTACATGGGAAGCCTGCAAGTTGGATTCCTGGCCGTGGCCCGTGCGGACGGTCAGCTTGTGGACGCCGGTGCCCACCCGATCAAGTACTACGCCAACAGCGCAACCTAGACGTTCGTTCATCCTCCCTTGGGGCCACGGTACGCGTGGCCCCGTTTTATGAAGCAGAAACCACCTGAAACCGCACGGTTACCGCGCGATGAGCGCGCCACCCTGCCGAGGCCGAAACGATGAACCTGAAACTCTTGACGCCGGCAACGGATGAGCCGGTAGCGCTCGAAGAATTCAAGGCGCACGCGCGCATTGACGATAGCGGCGACGATGCGGACGTGGGCGGTAAGGTGCTTGCGGCGCGCGTCCACGTTGAGAACATCACGAACCGGGCGCTAATTACTTCCACCTGGCAGGCGTTCTTTCGGCACTGGCCGGGTACGCGATGGGAAGACGGCCGGGTGAATGACCCTGTATTTCGGATACCGCTTGGCAATCTGCAATCGGTAACGAGCGTAACGTTCACGGACTCCACCGGGACACAGCAGACGGTTGACCCTTCGACGTACGAGGTTGACCTGTTGGCCGGGGAAATCCTATTAGCCACTGGCGCCGCGTGGCCGGCCGCGGCGATGAAGCGGGCTAACCCAATCTGTATCACGTTCGTTTGCGGGTGGACCGTGGACACGGTTCCGCAGGCGATCAAGGCCGCTATCGAGCTTCTGGCCGCTCACTGGTACCGTAACCGGGAAGCTGTGACTATCGGCCGTACGACGGTGGAATCAATGCCGCTCAAAATGGCGGTGGATGCGTTGATTACGCCGTACATCCTCTGGAAATTCTGACATGGCCGTCAATAACTCGTGGATACCAATCGACGCCGGAGACCTGTTCGCGCGCATTCAACTGGAGTGCGACACGATCAGCCACGTAAACGGGGCGGAGGTGCGCACGGCCACGGTTTACGGCTCCGCTTGGGCGTTCGCACAGGATGAGGGCGGCGGCGAGGCCGTCAAGGGCGCGCTGGTTCAGTCCGTCTCAAAGTGGAACTTCACGATTCGGTACCGCTCCGACGTGAAGCCACAACATCGCGTGATCTACAAGGGAATGCGCATGGAGATCATGGCGGTTCACGAGGAAGACCAGCGGAAAACTCAACTGTTGTTACAGTGCCAAACCTATGCCGGTTAACGACGATCTTTATACGGCGCTGACAACCGCCCTTGGGAGTACGGTGGATGGGGTCTTTGATACTAAATTTCCTCCCCGGTACGTACTCGCGAATCCGGCCGTAGTCTTCACGTCCATCAGCGACGTTCCCGAGACGGCGATAGACGGCGCCATTATCCGGCGCGTGGCGCGATGGCAGGTTAGCGTTTGGGCGGGTGATCTGGTTTCGGCGCGGGCGGTGAAGGCGGCCGTGATTGCTGCGCTCCACGGGTACAGCGGAACCTACATCGCGCGTTGTGAATTCGAGAACTGTCCCGCGGAGTTCTTCGAAGAGGATGCGGTTCCGCCTGGTTACCACATCCCAATTGATTTCATGATTCAGCATTAGCCCGACTTGGGCAAAACCAAAGGAGAAGAAGATATGCCGTTTGTGTTTGGCACTAGCCCGAGTGCGGGCAGTCAGATCAAGGTGTCAATTTCGAGCACCATGACCATCATTAATGGTTGTGAAGGAATTCCGGCTTTCGGCGGAGTCAAGGGGAATTACGAGACAACCCCTATCGACGCCACGGCCAAGACTTTTGCGGATGATGTCCCGGACCCCGGTGAAATCACCCTGACCGGTACGTGGGACTCGTTGGACCCCGGACAGGCCCACTTGCTGGCTTCCTCGCAGGCTATCGGAACGGTGGATGCCTTTGAGGTGGACTTCACGAAGAAACCCGGCGCGTCCACGGCCGCCAAGGCCACGTTCAACGCGTACGTGTTGGGCTTCCAGGTGGCCACGGCGAAGAACAAGGCTCAGATGTTCACGGCCAAGATCAAGCTCACCGGGCCTGTGACTGTCACGGCTACCACGTAGGAGCCGGAAACCGGATTTACCCCGCCCGGCCATTTTGCGCGGGCGGGGCCATTTTGGCGTAAGGGAGGAAAAAGGAAAATGCGGCAAGCGATTGAAATTCAGTTCGGCGGCAAAACGCGCCACCTGGTCTACGACTACAACGCCATCGCTGAGCTTCAGGACGTGGCGGGAACGTACCACAGCAACATGGCCCACATGAAGGCTGTACGGGCGATGCTCTGGGCCGGCCTACTCGCGGAGACGTTGGACTCACGCGGCCGGGAGACGGAGAACACGCTTTCTCTGATCGAGGTTGGCGAGATCCTGGCCAAGTGCAGTAAGGCCGAACGCAACAAGCTCATGGAGTCCATACAAGAGGCGCGCGGCATCGCGGAACCGCCCGATGAGGAACGCCCTACGCCTGCCAACCCCAACAGCTAACGCTTGAGGAGTTGGCGGCGATTGGACGGATTGACTACGGGCTTGCAGAGGGCGAGTTCTGGCGGCTCACTCCGCGCCAGTTCTACGAGTACAGCAAACGATACGCCGAAGCGGAAAAGCGGCGTTGGGCGCCGTACCGGTTCCTTGCCACGGTTACCGCGCGGGCGATGGGCTCGGACGTGGATTACATGGCGGAGCCGGAAGAACAGACCGGAGAGGCCGCGGCGGACGTGTTGGAAGCGTGGTTGAGGGCGCGGGCTACGAATGGCGAAAAAGGCGATAGTTTGCGAGAGCCTGACCAAGCTCCAAGTACAGATGTTGCGGATGGAAACGGCGATTGAGCCATCCGACGTAAAGCCCGTGCTCGTGGCGGCGCTTCAGCCGATCAAGGAAACGGCGATTCGTAATCTGACCGGGTTGGTTCACACAGGGGGAGACCTGAAGTTACCCGGTCAGAGGCACATAGAAGACGTGCTCTTAACCGAAGAGGGGAAGTCCAGTACCCGCGCTTCGGCGTTTCTGAAGCTCTGGCGTAAGTTCGCCCCACAGGGAATATGGATCGAGTTTGGCCACGTGCTATGGCGCGGTGGTACCAGGCGCTCCGGCAAGGGTAAGAAGTGGGGCGATGTGATACCGCGGCCGTTCTTCCGGCCGGCTATCGACGCACAACGGAAGACAACCGAAACCCTCATTGAAGAGGGAATCAAGAAACTCATCGAACGATTCACCACCCAATACTGACATGGCATCCCTTTTAGACCTTTTCGTCCGAATCACGGCGGACAACTCCGAGTACAAGCAAGCGCTCAAGGAATCCCGCGAGACTACCGAGGATTTCGCGTCTCTGGTGGAGGCGGCGGGCGGCAAGATTGCTACCTCTCTGTCCTTTGCCGGTATCGCCGCGGCGGCCGTTGAGATGGCTACCGAGTTCGAAGAGGCATCGGTCAAGATCCAGCGGGCTACGGGCGCCACGGGCGAGAGCTTGGACGGGCTGGAAGAATCGTTCAAGAACCTGTACGCCGGCTCCTCTCGCTCCGCCGAAGAGATTAGCGGGGCGATGTCTCAGGTTGCTATCCGTACGGGCCTGACTGGCGCCGCGCTCGAAGACCTGACCGGGTACGCCCTGAAGTTCGCCAAGGTGACGGGTACCGACGTGGCTACGGCCGTCACGAGTAATGAAAAGCTGTTCGCTCAGTGGGGGATTG